TACTGGTGGGAGCGTTCTCCTTATTACAACAACGGCAACCTTTTCTGCTTTGTCTACACCGACGGCAGCGCGAACTATGGCAACGCCAACCGTTCCTATGGGCTCGCCCCGGCTTTCATGGTCTAATCCTACATCGGAGCCATCAAGCCCACGACAGTGGGCGAGTTCAATCAACAATGGGGATGGGTGACCCCCCTTTGCGATTCGGAGTGGGCCCCATCCCCCTCCCCATATGTGCTTATCAGCCTCGCTGCGTTCTGTTGCAGACGGGGCTATATTCATGACCCCCCTTTGTGATTAGGGTTGCCATGGCAAATATCCAAAACAGAACGAAAGGAGAGTTCATGTCAGTTTTGAAGGCCCACCGGTCTGAAAGCAAAGCCGAGTTCATCAACACGGCAAACAAGATTTATGTTCAGACCATCAATTTCCTGTCTCGGCTTTCATCCAGATATTCCAGGCTTGTCGCAGATTCTGTGTCAGGGCTCGCCGCAGAGGTCTTAGACAACGCTGAAAAAGCGAACAGTATTTTTCCCTCGGATGAAACCAGAAAGGAACTTCGCAAGCAATACTTACTTAAATCCAGAGCCGCCCTTATGGCGCTCGACGTACACCTCGCCCACTGTTACGAGCTGATGATGACAAACCCGTCAGGATGCTTTACAAGCGGGAATGGGAGTGCGGTTTCGTCATCTGACGCAAAGAAAAAACTGGAGCGTATGGCGCAGGAACTTGGCGAACTTATCGATGCCGAGAATGGTCTGCTCACCAACGTTCTGAAAAGTGACAAAGGGAGGTAAGTTTTGATTTCTATGGGTGTATTTCTGTAAAACCTGTCGGTTGGGGGTTTTTGTTCCTCCGTGTGTTCGACTGCGTACTGGTGGGAGCGTTCTCCTAATTACAACAACAACAACAATTTCTGCAATGTCAACACCAACGGCAACGCGAACAATAACAACGCCAACAATTCCAATGGGCTCGCCCCGGATTTCGTAAGCCAAAAATGGTTTTGGGTCAACAACAGTAGCTCAAAAAAAGAGTGAAACACGACCTTTACGAAAGGAGAAATACTTCCCGTGATGAAAATCCGAAACTGCTCTTTGATGCTCTTGCACGAACGCCGCCGGGTAATCGAGCGTGCATGGCGGGAGACGTGCCTTATCCCGTTTCATGTGTAAGAGCTAAGCAGATTAGACGGCACCCTACAAGACATCTGTACGAAGAGCGAATAACAACCTATGAGTAGAAGACAAGGACGATATCAACGACGTAAAGCCAAACGAGAAGCGAACAGGGTACAGCGATGTATTGAAGTCGGTGGACTGAAAGATGTGTTTGGCTACCATGACCTGTATAAAGCTGGGAAGAAGTGCTGCAACGGTGTCAGATGGAAGAACAGCGCACAGCGCTTTGAGATGCACCTGTTCTCCGGCACAGCACGCCGCCGAAAACTTCTTCTGGACAAAATGTGGGAACCGACCACATATGTGCATTTCACAATCTCCGAGCGTGGCAAGACACGTCCAATCGATGCTCCACGGATTCAGGACAGACAAGTACATAAGGTCTATACACAGAAGGTCTTACTGCCGCTCTATCTGCCCAGTATGATTTACAACAATGGTGCCAGCTTGCCTGGAAAAGGTTTTGAATTTTCCAAGCGAGAGTTGAGAGAAGACCTTCGCTGGCATTTCCGGCGTTATGGACGGGAAGGAAGTATCATTCTTATCGACTTCAAGCAGTTCTTTCCGTCTGTGTCTCATGCAGAAATCTTTAAGCGCCATCAAGCACTTATTCTGAACAGGGACATTCGACAGGTCGGAGACGATGTGGTGAACACTGTTCCAGGAGGTGTTGGTCTACCGCTTGGAGTCGAACCAAGTCAGGCAGAGATGATTGCATTTCCATCTGCTCTGGACAACTTTATTAAATGCCAGCTTGGCATTAAGTGCGCTGGACATTACATGGACGACTACTACATCATCGTCCCGCCCGGCGTTGACCCGAAGGAGGTCATGCGCCTTATCGTAGAAATGGCGGAGAGTTTGAAGCTGACTATCAGTAAATCAAAATCCCGCATCGTTCCGCTGACCAAGTCATTCCGTTACTGCAAGGCTAAGTACACCCTGACCGAAACTGGAAAGGTGGTTGTCAACGGGAACCGCGATGGAGTGAAACGGGCACGGAGAAAAATAAAAGCCTTCCACAAAAAGATTGCAGAAGGCGGAATGTCATATGAAGATTTGTGGACTTCTGTGAATGGTATGCTCGCATACTTCGGGTGCTATAACGACCACAAGCGTGTCCTGCGTCTTCGCAGGCTTTTTTATGCAATCTTCGGGTTTTCCCCTGAGAAGATTGAAAATTTTAGAATGAGAGGAACAGCAAATGAAGTACATTGCGCATAGACGCTTAAAGAAAAACGTCATCTGCGGCCCCGTCAATATCCCGGCCATGACCGAGGTGGAGTGCGAGGGCGGCATCATCATCTACAACAACGGCATTGTGTGCTATGAGGAATGTGAGACAGCCAACCAGTTCTTTGCTCGGAACGACGATGGGCATGGTATGGAGCGTGGCAAGTTGACACAGGCCATCACCAAAACGCTTGAACGCCATGACGAGCAGTACCAGGAACGTTGGGACAGGGTGTGGAACGACCCAGCCTGCCAGCCGTACAAGCGTGCTGACTACGATGACAGGTGGTTTTGGAACCAAGCATTTTTCAATGCTGATATTGATGTGCTGAAACACATCGCAGAACTTGTTGGCGCAAAGGAGGTCAAGTAATGTATCGAATCACCAATATCAACAGCGGTGCTAATCTGGGTGCCGTTGACAAGGTGACCTACATCAACATTGGTGCAAGCGGTGATTTCCACCCAGCACCAGAGGATGAGGCCATTGGCGTTGCTCTGAACGGGGTGGCCTACAACCTGCTCGGTCACGAGGAAATCGAAGGTGCGGACACGGTTGTTGTCTCCGAGTTTGACGGTGGAGCGCTGGTCGCCGAACAACAGCGCATTATTGATGGGCTGCTCATCAGTGCATTGGAGGGCTAAAAAAATGAAAGAGAGACTGAAGAATCTGTATGAGAGCGGCGAGCTCACTCCCGCTCAGCTCCTGTCGGCAGTCGCCAAGGGCTGGGTAACCGTGGAGGATGTGGTAGGTATCATCGGAGAGGACAACGCCACCGAGGTTATTCGTGGTGCAAAAATCGCTGAAATCTCCGCCGCCTGTAATGCTGTCATTGTGGCCGGGTTTGACATCACACTGGGCGAGGAGACCGAGCACTTCAATCTGAGTATTGAAGACCAGAGCAATATCGCCAACCTGTTTCGTGTAGTGGAGCTGGGTGGCACCGAGTTTCCCTATCAGGCCGACGGCGGCAAGTGCCGCATCTACACTGCCCAGGAGATTGCCCAAATCTACATCACAGCCCAGACCACCATCACATCGCAGACAACCTACCACAACGCTCTGAAAGCGTATGTGCAGTCCCTGACTGATGTGGAGAAGATTTCTGCTGTGACTTACGGCATGAATCTTCCGAAGAAGTTCACCACCGAGATGAACGAGAAGTTGGCTGTCGCCCAGGCGCAGATGGAGGCTATTGTGGCCCGTCTGAACGGCTAAGTGCTATGGTAGATATCAAGATGCTGCGCCCTGGAATGAAGGTAAAGGTCATCGACCAGTGGCCGACTGACCCAGGCTTCGGTTACAACAGGTATATGTGCGAGTATCTTGGGCAGGTTGTAACAATTCATGAGGTGGGTGCTATATCGGTCACCATTGAGGAAGACGAAGGTGTGTGCTGTTGTTTGGAAGATGGACGCTTTCACTGGGGTGCCTGCTTCTTCGATTGCATTGTGGCAGATTGAAAAGAGGTGTCAGGTCATGTATGACAGAACACGAATCAGCAAGTGGCTCTTGAGCGTCCTTCTGTGGGTTTGGACTGGTACGCTCTACTTCTTCATCGAGGTCGTATGGAAGACCTCTCACGGTAGGCCGGAGATGATTAGCTGGACAATGCTATTGCTGGCTATCATCCTGGCTGTACCGCTGGAACGATTCGGAGCCGAGCTGCCATGGGAGATGCCGCTGATGGCGCAGTCTGCTGTGTGCGGGGCAGCTATCACGGTTGTGGAGTTTATGGCCGGGCTCATTCTCAATGTGTGGCTCGGCATGGGTGTGTGGGACTACTCCGCCATGCCTGGGAACATCATGGGGCAGGTGTGCCCGCAGTTCCTGGTCATGTGGGTGTTTCTCGCAGCGGTCGGCATTGTGATGCTGGACTGGATGCGGTATGGGGTGGAAGGCGGAGAGAGACCGCACTACACACTCTTTAGAGGCTGAGCTGAATATGGGCAGAAAAAATGGGAGCTCGCCATACGGCGGCTCCCATTCTGCATATACGGCTATAAAACATCAATTTGATAGGAGGTGGTTTCGTGAACGAAGCTGCTATCTGGAGGTTCCTGAAGTCCCAAGGCATGACCGACGCTGGCGCCGCTGGTCTGATGGGCAATCTGTTCGCCGAGAGTGGGCTCAATCCGAAGAACCTCCAGAACACATACGAAAAGAGTCTCGGCTATACGGACGAAACATACACCGCTGCCGTGGACAATGGGAAGTACACAAACTTTGTCCATGATAAGGCTGGCTACGGTCTGGCACAGTGGACATATTGGTCACGGAAACAGGCTCTCCTGGCCTTCTGCAAGGCCGCAGGAGCGTCCATTGGTGACCTTGACACCCAGCTCAAGTTCCTCATGAAAGAGCTGTCAGAGAGCTTCCCAAGCGTTCTGGCGGTGCTTATGAGTGCCACATCCGTGCGTGAGGCGTCCAATGCCGTGCTGCTCCAGTTCGAGCGCCCAGCAAGCAAAGATACTGAGGCAACACAGACAAAGCGTGCTGGGAATGGTCAGACCTATTTCAACCAATTTTCCACTGTATCGGCAGAGAAAGGAGATGGTGCGACGATGAAGTACACCTCTGCAAACCCTCCCATGAAGTGTTTCATGCGGCAGAGCTCTTGGTATAAGAGCACTGGCAAAGTTCCTGTACGTGGTGTTCTGTGGCATTCTACTGGGGCGAATAACGCGACCCTGAAGCGCTATGTCCAGCCCGATGACAACGCCGCCGACCGGGCAAAAATGCTTGAGCTGATTGGCGTGAACAAAAACAAAAACGACTGGAATCGTGAAGGCCAGTGGGTAAAAGGTGAATGGGTTCCGCTCAAGGCTGGCGTTCACGCTTTTATTGGCAAGCTGGCCAATGGGGATGTAGCGGCTGTTCAGGCAGGTGACTGGGACAAGAAAGCATGGGGTTGTGCCTCTGGTGCGAACGGTTCCTGCAACAATGGTTGGATTCAGTTTGAAATCTGCGAGGACAATCTGAAAGACCCTGTTTACTTTGATAAGGTCTATCGTGAGGCTGTCGAGCTGACAGCATATCTGTGCAAGCTCTACAACCTCGACCCACAGGGCACTGTTACATACAGCGGCGTCAAGGTGCCGGTCGTCCTGTGCCACCAGGATAGCTATAGGCTTGGACTCGGCTCAAACCATGGCGACGTTCTGCACTGGCTTCCGAAGTATGGAAAGAGTATGCAGACTGTGCGTGACGATGTCTCCGCTCTTTTGGCGGGGACGAATACCAGTAAAGAGGAGGATGATGACATGGACGTGGCGCGTTTCAAGGAACTCTGGGGCGAGATGCGCAGAGAACTCCAGGACAACGACAGCAGCAAGTACAGCGAGGAGGCTCGTGCCTGGGCGACTTCCACCGGCTTGATTGCGGGCAATGGGGAAGTAATCAACGGCGAACCCAACTATATGTGGGCGGACATTCTCACCCGTGAACAGTTCGTCACCGTTCTGTATCGCTTTGCGAAGAAGATGGGGATGGTTTAATCCATGACCATCAAGATTGAGCGAGGCCGGAAGAAAACAAGACGGCGCAAGAAGAAGCGCAAGGACATCGGCACAACTAATTTGCTGGCTTTCTGGCTCACAGCATTGTTAGCAGCAGGACTCGCTGGTGGGTTTTATCTCGCACTGAAAAGTATCCAGTATCAATACATGGGCGCTCTTGCGTGCTATACCGCTGTGTTCGCTCCGATTGGAACAGCGATTGGCATTGTGTTGAACAGTGTGGTGCGTAAGAGTGAGCATGAAAATACGGGTGCTAACGGTGTGGGAATCAAGTTCGCCGCTGCTGAGGCGGCAGGGTTCACACAGGATAACGGGGTTGAAGATAGCCCTGCGATTTGAGAAATGGGAGCCGCTGTGATGGCGGCTCCCATACGACATACGGGAATGAGGATGGTTATGAAAAAGAAAATGCGTATGTTTATTAACCAATTTCGTCTCTGGCGTGGGAAAGTGACCGCCGTCGCGGAGTGGTATCAGGACGGGAATACGATACACCTCAAAATACAACGCTGTGGCCTTTTTAAGACCTACAAAGGGACTCCGTTCTACTGCGACATTGACATCGACCCGGCTTTGATAATTCAATCGCCGAAATAAATACCCTTTACCTTGATTTTTGTGAGTCTGGCGGCGTAAATCCCTTCGGCGGCGTATTTTTATGACCACACTTAGAACAAACCACCGTTCCATCGTGTAGCTGCTTTCTGGATTGGAGTGGTTGCCCGCATTTTACACAATTAAATGCAATGGGTGTGTTCATAAAGTTCCGCCTCCCACAAGGATGTTTTCTATTTCCAAGTGTAACACAAAAATCAGTAATTTTCAATAATCAACTAAAAGATGAGGAGGAGTAACTATGAATATGGAGTGGCTGCAGCTCATTGTATCTGTCCTTGCCGGTCTGGCGACCGCAATTCCTCTGGCTATCAAGCTGGTGGAGTACGTCCAGAAGGCCGTGAAGGAGAAAAACTGGGGCAAGGTGCTGGACATGGTGATGAAGTACATGGCGACCGCTGAGGAGAAGTTCGACAACGGTGCTGACCGTAAGGAGTGGGTGCTGGCTATGGTCAAGGCATCTTCCGAGACGGTCAATTACGACATCGACATGGAGGTTATCAGCAAGCTCATCGACGACCTGTGCAGGATGAGTAAGACGGTCAACGCCCCTGTGGAAGCTGGAGAGGCAGGTGAGTAAGCTATGAGCATTCAGGAAATTCTGGCAAGCTCCGGCGGCGCTCTGGTCGTCCTGATAACGCTGGTGCAGATTGCGCCCATCAAGGTCAATCCGTGGTCTACTATTTGCAGGGCGATTGGGAGGGCGCTTAATGGCGATGTGATTGCCAAGCTGGACAAGGTGGAGAACAGGCTCGACGAGCATATCCGCATGGATGATGAACGCAATGCCGACTTGCACCGGGCCCGCATCCTCCAGTTCAACACAGAGCTGCTGAGGAGTATCCGGCATACCGAGGAGGACTTCAACGAAATTCTCTACAACATCGACTGCTATGAGAAATACTGCACTGAGCACCCCGAGTACCAGAACAACAGAGCCGTCCATGCCATCAAGAACATCGACCGGGTTTATGACGAGTGCATGGAGAACCACGATTTTCTGTAAGGTGCAACGCCGTCTGCCCATGCGCTATGGCATGGTATCATAAAGTTTAGGAGAGCACCCTTTGTGGGTCGCTCTCCTATTTTTTGCGCAAGAAAAAGAAAGGGCAGGAACGGATTTAATTCCGAACCTGCCCTTGCTTTTAGCTTACTTGTTGAATATTCTCTAATTTGTAGGGGTCTGCAATAATTTCTTGGTCAGTGGAGAAGTAAGCCAGAACTCCATCCTTTGAGAGCTCAGCTTGAAATACATTCTGGACATCATCGTCAAAGCGGCGGGAGTACCATTCAGCTTTTTCGCGGGAAAGAGTCCAGGAGAATACTTTAAGGTCTTCGCTATTTACAGATGTGGTACCACGGTAAACGGTGATGCGCTCAGGCAGTCCTTTAAGGACTGGCAGTTCTTCCTCATCCATTAGCGTGTTCTTTGAACTGCGGCAGAACAGTTTGAGAAGTTGTTTCTTCGTAAATACGGAACCGCTGTTTGTGTACTCGCTATCTTCCCAGATGTAACGGAGGCACATACCAAGGTCGTCATCACTCAGATAGTCCTGGATATGGTCGAGGAAGGTAAAGCGATAAGACTTACTCAGCAGGAGAAGAAATCCCGTGAGCTTGTCGGTCTTTTTTAGCCGGTCTACCAGAAAGGCTCTGAACTGCTTTTCGCCATCTCCCTCCAACACATTTATCATTTCCTGACCGTTTTTGGTGAGGACAACGGTAACAGCAGTATCAAGGAATGGGTGGGACACAAGGATAGGAATCTTCTCGTTGGGTTCGATGGGGAGGTGTGCAAAAGCGATGGCTAAATCTCTAATTTTGTTGATATCGGTAGTTTTCATTTCTATCTCCTTCTGCGGTTGTTCACTTGCAACATCATTGATGGAATCTTACCACAAATCAATGCTCTTGTAAATGAACAACTGGATATGTACACGCCCAAGTTTTCGACATTTCATGGGCGTAAAAAGACGTTGTACCTTGATTGTATAGCTTTAGCAAAACAATCAGCTTACAACGTCAGATTTTCCAGGTAATCTGTACGTCTCCCTGACCTACCCGAATTGTATCAATTAGT